CCTGCAGCACTAGGTAGTGACTGAGCATTAAGTGCAGTCTGTCCCATCTCTGCTGTAAAGACCTCGTAAGTATTCGTAGGTGCAGCACATATTAAAGCATATTCTGTTGACGGTTCCAGATATATTGGACTGGAGAACTTGACATTAGTTGGAACTGAAGCATCTAGGGACAAGTTAATGTCATTTGATGTTAAAGTTACCCTAGCATCAGGAGAAACTAATCTCTTAGTAGGGAATCCTAAGTTCATCTCCCTCAGTTCAACAAACACAGGAACTGTTGGATCAGCCATGGTAGCAAAGAATATGTCAACCGAAGTTACATATGCACCATATTGATCAACTGTAAATGATTGTGCCAATGGGTCATCATTGTCATCAGCCTGTGGAGGAGCAGGTACAGGAACAGGTACGGGCTGTATAATTGTACGCTCTTCTACCACAGTAACAGTGTTGTCAATAACAGTTGTGTTATTGATAATAACTGGGGGTGGTGGTGGAGGTGGTGGGGGCGGTCTACGGTTTACAAAGGTAAGACTTACATCTCTCTGTATTGTCGTCGTTTCTAGAGTCGTAACTCTAACATCGGTCTGTACAAGTCGTGTAGTTCCAACTGCTGTATAAGTCGCAGTAGCAGAAGATATAGCACTACTACCTCTCAATCCTGCAGCATTAATAGAACTAGATGATACTTTAAATTCTCTTTCACCAGTTCTTACTCTAGCAAGTGGTGTAGGTGAAGCAAATGGATCTCTAATCCATACACAAGCAGTAAGATCACCATAATCATCTGCCCACAATTGGAGAGATTGTATTGTTGCTTGAGCACCACTAGTTTCACCAGATATAACAGTTCCTACAGGAAGATATCCAAAGAAATCACCCTGAGGTGCAGCAGCTAAAGCAGTTGTGTCTATATTAAGTGTGGTAGAACCTTGAGAATACGCTGTAGGTAATGTCTCATTCCTATCTAATGGATTAACTTCATAGGAAGTTACTGGAGAAGCAAACGGACCTGTTTTATGGTCTGGTCTACAAATCCTCATTCTGTAAGTTTCGCCATTAACTAAAGCACTGATAGTTTCACCAACAGTAAATGCACCAACAACATTTTCTATCCCTATAATCTTAGGGATAACATCAACATTTCCAAGTTCATCAAAGAATGTGAAGAATCTTGCATTTGGTCTTAATCCAGTTACCTTATATTCAATATTTCTAGATCTAATAAACGGATCAAATTCTTCACTAGCAATATAAGTGTTTCTTGATTCAATATCATCTCTTTCTACACCAGATACAAATTCATTTGTACTTGCTGATAATTCGTCTTGTCCAAATCCACCATCAATAGTTTGAGCACTAACTCTTGTATCATAAGAAGTTCTTCTAATAACTTGAGTTGTAAGTGTTTCAGTTCTTTCGGTATTGATCCAGTTATCACTAGTTGGACTTAATTTTAAATCCCCAGTATAACTATAAACTAAGAATGGATTAAGGTTCTCTACCCTAGTAGCAAAATTCTGCTCAACAAAAACTCTCTCATCATATTTGAGAGTAACCATTCTACCTGTCTTCTGAGCATTCTCATCCAACAAAGCAAAATCTTGAGAGAAATCTAATGATTCAGGAGGTTGCTGTGTAGATGGTAAAACTGACATGTCAATAGAACTCAAGTCAGTCAGAGGTTTCATATGTCCTCTATCAAAATCAACATCTACTGGAGATGCTATATCAATAAATGCTTTACTCTTAAGACCGTCAGCAAAGAAACCACTCTTAAATCTATCTAAACCATCAGCATCTTTAACTTGTAAAGTTTCAACCTTTTGCTCTAGTAATGATAATGTAGTAACATTCTCGATATGTTCAAGTCTATCTTCTATCCGACCAATATCACGCATTGTATAGCGACGATTATCGATCAAAAATACCCTAGCACTTGTAGTAGCATACAAATAAGGAGGCCAAACAATAGTCGCTAGTGTCATTGCACTAGGATCATCAGCAGGTGGTTTAGGGTTATTTGATGGAATTCCTTTATCAACTATTATGTTACCACTTGTTTTAAGGATAACCTTATCCATCCTTCCAAAATAATGCTTATACTTAAATCTAGAACTTTCATTTGGAGTTACAATTCTAGAGTTAGCAGCAATAGTGTCCCTATTTGATGGATAGAATGGAGATACAGATGCACTGCCAGGAACAAATGTAGCAACTCTAGGTCTAAAATCAAGTGTATCAGATGCTCTAATAGAAGACTTTCCTATAGATGGAATGTCTTTACTAAATCTTTCTGCATCATAACTATTGACAGTAAATACATCTCCAACATCTGAAGATGGAATTTCATATCTATCAAGAACAATTAAAAGTCTTTGAGATGGAATATAGTTCTCATTAACTCTAACTAATCTTGAGTAATCATAATATTGATCTTTTTGTCCTTTATCTAAAGTAAATGAATCGGTTACATCCTTATAATTTCCAACAACTGCTGATTGTAAAGTAGCAGAACTATTAGACTCTTGGAATAAAAGAGTTTCTAAAAGCTGGAATCTATCAGTTGTTTTATATACAATACTAATACTACTTGAACCTTGATTAATCTCTACAATTCTTGCAACAGCATTTGTATTCTCACCTACTATAGATTCCCCGACAATAGCATTTGTAAAAATGGGGTCAGTAGATGTAAATATTAACTTGTCATAAGTTGGTTTTAATTTATTTTGGGATTCATAAACTGCTACTATATTTGCAACATCAGGATAATTCAAACAAATCTCTTCATCTTGAATTCGTATACCATATAGACCACTAATTGTTAATCCATCATCCAAAGTCTGTCCTGCAGTTCCACCAGATCCTGTTTTGGATGAATATATAATTTCTACTTCTTGACTTCTCTTATATTCCTTAGTTTTATTCTTAATGTTACTCTTAGCAACTGTTACATTAACTTTAATGTTGCTTTGAGAAAACGCTAATCCTTTAATGGTTAATACGCTATCAGTAACTGTTACTTGATCTTGTCCTATAGAAGCAACAACACCAGTACTATATTGTACTTGATATCTTTCTTGATCGAATGATACAAAATTACAATCTGGAACACTAAGAGAACTGCTATTAACAACTAAAGTTCCATTACCATCAGTAGATTCTCCAGTTACTTGATCAGAAATTATAAGTTGTGCATCACTAAAATCAATATCAGATATATGATTTTTAGGAAGTTTTAAATATAATCCTGCATTTTCTTCATTAGTTAACTGTTGTTCACCTTTAAATATTGGACCTGTATATGTGCTACCTGGAAGGGATCCAGTAAACAAGTTAGGATTAGTTGTCAAAGCAGCTAATCTCATACTTCCACCATCATTAGCAACATAAGATACTACATTGCGATTAGGTAAAGATTGACCAGATCTTCTATAGATTACAACATCACCTGGTTTAAATCTTTCAAATGTTCTACCAGTACAAGTTACATCACCGTTAGTAGCAATCTCAACAGGATCACTTTCCTTTAAACCATAAGGTACTGCTTCATTTAATTTTTTCTTAGCATAGAATGTATTAGCCTGTTGAACATTTTCAACATTATTCATATTATAAGTAATAACCTTATCAACAACTCTTGATAAGTTTAAATTACTTCTGAATTTAATTTTCTCTCCAGCTTGGAATTTACCAGATACTTGAGTTAAAGTAACTGTACTAGATCCAGCACCTGCAGCAACTGTATATCCTGTAGCACCACTTTCCGTACCTTCAACATATGCAGATTGAATTACCTCATCATTAGAAACATTATCATTTACAAATAATTTTGTATATAATTGGACATCATAAAGATAAGCATCAAACTCTGTTGAATTATCAACATATTTTGAATCAACTAAACCAAAATTATAAACCTTTGCATCACCTATTTTTTCACTACTAATACCACTTTGAAGATCTAAAGTATTTCTAAAAGTTGTAACGCCACTAACACCATTTAATCTAAGTCTATTACCCATTCTAAAAGTAAATGACTCTTGTATTGCGTCAGAAGTAGATCTTGGCTTTTCAACATCAAGGGTTTCTCCCATAGTGTTGAATTCATAACCTTTAACATATGCAGTACCAGGAGAAACCCTTACACATGCAAGATCATCATTTGGTATATTACCTTCTCTTGTAGATTCAGTAGCATAGTAAATACCCTCACTACCCATTCTATCATTTAAACTATCAAGAACATTAATAAAGAATGGTGATGTTGTATAATCACCAGACTCATCGGCAGTTCTCTTTGCCATATAGTCTCTAATTATATTATATTGAGTATCTCTATCAATTTGCTTTTCAACAATACCTGCTCTTACTCTAATAAGTTCAATAAAATCGGTATCATTAAAATCAGATTCTACTTTCTTAGAAAGAACAAGTTCTATCTTTAATCTATCTGCGCCTGGAGCAGCATAGTTAGAAAATCCTTTTGCATTATCATATAATGCTACATCCTCTTTAGCGTTAACTGCAGTTTCAACTACCTGCAATCCAACTCTATAAAATGGTTTATTATCATACTGATCCAAAATAAGAGTTTGTTGATTAACTCTTACAAAATGCCCTCTAACAAAATATACACCACTTTGAATAGAAATAGCAGATCCAGATAGACTAGCATCTAATTGAATAGTTGATGCAAATGTAGAACCAGTATTTAATGTTGTATTTCCATAAGTAAGGGGTTCTTCCAATAAAAGTAATTCTGAGTTTTGGAAGAAGTCAAAAGATCCGCTAGGACCAGGAGAAAGATATTTTACATATATTGTTGGATCTGATGATATAGATTTAGAAGCTGTGATATAATTAATAATCTTCGCAGTAATACCCGAAGTTTGTCCTTTAATTCTTTTTCCTACAAGTTGCTCTATATAAACTTCTACATCAGTTCCTAAATGTGTAGCATCTAATCTAACAGCAAAATAATTTCCATCATAAGTTACACCACCAGGGACTACTACAGACCCCTCTTTGAACATATGACTACCAAATTGCTCAACCTGATTCTGCATAATAGACTGCAGACTGGTAAGCTCACGAGCTTGAACAGGGAATCCTGGTTTAAACAGAACTCTATGGTAGTTGTCCGTTTTGTCAAAATCGTCGTAATACGGACTTATATTCAGGTTAGTCTGTTGTGGCATCTTTTTAGAATTCTAATACGATTTTGATGTCTTCTTTTTGTCTCAAGTTTCTTGTAATAGAAGGTCTATTATCAAGGTAAATGATCTCTCCACTGCGTTTATTTATCTCCGCATCAGCAAGTCCATTTGTAAACTGAACACCCAGATCTACTACTTTACCTGCAGGAGTCGTTGTAGATATGCCACTAAAGGTTTGGTCTACATTGACACTGAAAGAAGTACTAGTAACTGCATTAGCAGTTGACTGGAAATTTAAGACAGGAGTTTGAGTCGCTACTTCGTTACTGTCAGTTTGGTCAAAGGTTCCTTGATTGTAAGACAAACTACGATCTTGGAAGTACTTAATTACCTTGGTATCTATATCATAAGAAGCAACATAACCTCTAGCAGTACCAACTCCAGAGATATTCTGCTCAATTTGTGTTCCAATACCAAGAGTTTGTGAGGTATCCCCAGTAAACTTAAGTGATTTCAATGATGAAAACTCAGAAGTTTGGAGGTAATTTGTTCCTGCTGCACCCACAGCAGTTGGATTCCTCATTAATCCAACCTGTGCAAATTTAGTATCAGAAGCAAAATCATAAGATGATGCGTCAAATCTAGTATAAATTAGAACCTTATCAGTTCCAAGTTCTTTATATGCATTAAAACCATGCCCTAACGACGGGGGAATGATTGGAGTAAGTTTAGCGAATTTAGTAGCAGAACCATTGATAGAAGAAAGATCAACCCTACCATAACTGTATCCTGACCCTCCATTTGTTACTTGGGCAGATATGATCTGTCCATTAGTATTAGTTAAAATCCTAACTTTACCACCTGTACCATCTCCAAGAATATCAACCTCAATAGGACTTGACAAGAAACTATATCCTGCACCTGCCTCATCAATTGATACTACTTTAATCTGGTTATTGTTTGAACTAGAATCACCATTATCTCTAACAACTTTAATATCGTTGCTGCTTGTTGTTTCCCATTCATTAGGAACAGCAATATATTCAGTTGAGTCAAATTTCACGATATCCGCAGGAGGAACCGTGAACATATATTTCCAAAGATAAGTGTCACCACTTACACCAGCAGCAGATGGTTCAAGATCAGTAAAAGTAGGTTCATCTAGAGATGCACTTGCGATTGTATTAATACCAGCAGAACCATTATTGATACAAACATAGACTCTATAGTCTTTGTTCATAATATAGTAATTTGCTGAATAAAGTCTACTTGAGTTAGATACTAAAGAACGATTATTCACACTATAATCGTGACGGTACATGTCGTATGATGTACCCTTAGTCCAAGTAACTTTTCTAATTAACCTCCTAACATCACCTGGGAAGATTTTTCTTCCAAACAACATAGTATCATATACATGGTTATTATAATTGATACTATCAGTAGGTGAAGGTGGTTGAATAGTCGTACTATTCCAAGTGTCAGTTCTTCCAAATCCTGCTATAGTAGGATTTGCCAGTCCTAGGAAAGCATAGTAAGAGTTATTTCCGCTAGTAACATCATCCATGAAGTTATTAGCGTTGATAATCCTAAACTGGTCGGTTATAATTGCTGCCATTGCAATGTTCTAGTGTGAGGTCTTACTATTTTGGT